TGAAAGGATGTTGAAGATTTGTCCACCGTTAACGTACACATACCAAAGGGACATGGTGTAGTCGTCAAAGTAACAGATCAGTTCAGCGTCGTCACGCTGTGTTACGTATTCGGAGAGGTCTGGATGGTTCATATGGCTTCCTAGTTACCGCTTGCGTTGCGCTACGGGATGACTGAATCTTAACCCAACTTAATGAGTTAACGCAAATTATTTTGTAAGTACATTCCCTAATGTGGCTTAAGTGCAACAAGGTATCTTATATAATCCAGCGTATGACAAAAGAACAAGCAATCAAACTGGCAGGCTCACAGGTTGAGCTTGCACTTATGCTAGGCATTAGCCAAGCTGCTGTGTCTCAATGGGGCGACAAAGTCCCAAAGATGCGTGTTTGGCAGCTCAAGGTTTTAAAACCTGAATGGTTTGTGGTATGATTTTTGAAAGACGCTTGGCGGCGTTTCTCAGTAGGGTTACACATGCTGTCTGCTGGTACTGAGCCAGTCCGCCAACATCCGCAAGGGTGAGACAGCAGGTGTAGCCCTTTTTTTTGGGTTTTTATGCACTACTATCAATTTCACATAGGAGACTATGCCAGTCATACTCGGCATTTATCCTTGCTGGAAGACTTGGCTTATCGAAGGTTGTTGGACTTTTATTACCTTCACGAACAACCAATCAAGCAACGAGACATTGCTCGCCAGATTGGTATGCGCGAACACGAACAAGACGTTCTTACGGTTCTTAATGAGTTCTTTTTGTCCACCGATGCAGGCTTTGTTAGCCCAAGAGCCGACAAGGAAATAGCCCATTACCACCAGAAGGTTGAACAGGCGTCAAAAGCTGGTAAAGCATCTGCTGAACGAAGGTTAAACGCCAGTTCAACGGACGTTCAACCAACCAATAACCATAAACCAATAACCATTAACCAACAACCAGATATATGTATAAGTCCACCTAACGGTGAACCTGATGACCAAAAATTGCCAAATTGCCAACATGATGGAGTGATAGCGTTGTATCACCGGCACTTGCCTACATTGCGTAGGGTTGAAATTTGGAACGAAGCTCGCAAAGGTTTCCTTCGTCAAAGATGGCGAGAAGTGGCGGAGGAGTTATCCAAAGATAAGCAGATTCAGCCGGAAGATGTTTTAGATTGGTTTTCTGAGTTTTTTCAACACATCAACTCATCCAAGTTTTTGACAGGAAAAGTAAACGACAAGTCTGGACGATCATTTGCTGCCGACCTTGAGTGGATTCTTAGACCAAGCAACTTCGCAAAAATCATAGAAGGGAAATATCATGGCGCTAACTAACTTCAAAAACAATGCAAACCAAGAGGCTGGTTTTGACGAGATGCAACGGCTGATGTGCTCTGTGCCTGGTTGCCAAAACCGCTGGACAGTCCAGATTGATCGACCGATGTGCAGCTTTCACCAATGGGGGACAAGCGCAAAGCCAAAAACCCAGATTCACAAGGTTTTGAAAACACCACCTGTTCAGCATTGGAACGAAAAAGACGAGGATGTGTTTTGAACTACTTTGAAGCACACAACCGACTAGACGAAGTACGAGCTGGCGCTCAGTACCACATCAAACAAATCAACCAGGCACTTGAACTAACAGGGGATTTAGATGGATTTAACCCGAGCCTTCGACCAACAAGTGGAACATTTAGCCCAGATGGTTATGCGGGCTGGATGGGTTCCTTATGCGAAACAGAGAGCCAAGGAGCTTGAAGAAGATGAATCTGGGCTGTGGGTTGGAATCACAGAAAAAATCCGTGAACGGGTAAAGGAGTTATCGTGAGCAAAGAAGAACTTGCAGCCTTGCTGAGAAGCGTAGGCGTATCAGAAAACACAGTGACAGCAATGTCAAATGCCTTTGAATTAGGCGTGGAATGGGCTAAAAATGAGCGTGATGGTTTGCAACATTTGTCACCTTCCGAAACCCCAATTGGGCGGCAAGATTAGATTTACCTCTGGCGCTAAACGCTGGATTTGTGTAACTTGCTCAAAGAAATACGGATGAGACACGCTGCCCGTGTGGACAAAAATCAAGCCGAGATCGTCAAAGCCTTGCGAAACGCAGGTGCTTACGTTTGGATAATTGGCTTACCCGTTGACCTTTTGGTTGGCTACAAGAACAGAACCATCTTGGTTGAGATCAAAAGCAGCTCCAAAGCGCGTTTAACGGGCCTACAAGCCGACTTTTTTGAAAACTGGTGTGGTGATGGCTTGGCAAGAGTTGACAGCCCTGAATCGGCTTTAAGAATGTTGGGGGTTGTTCGTGAAATACGACCTTGACACCGAACCGCAGGCTTTAGCTTTGATGAGAAACCTGTGGCCCAAGATCAAAGACGCTTTAAACGCTGGCAGACAGCTCACTTTAGAAATCAAGCCAGCGCAAAAATCAATCCCACAAAACAAAAAATACCACGCAATCATTGGCGACATTGCCAAACAAGCGCAGCACCTGGGTGCAAAGTGGGATGCCGAGGATTGGAAAAGGTTGCTAGTTCAAGAGTTTTGCAAAGAAAAAGGTTTGGCAACAGGAAAAGTGATACCAAATCTGTCTGGTGACGGTATTGTTCAGCTTGGATTCCAAACCAGAAACTTTACAAAAGAACAGGCCAGCGAGTTTGTGGAATTTTTACTAGCCTGGGCAGCAGAAAATGGAGTAAAACTCAATAAAATGTCCTAAATGTGCGGCTGCAACTGACGTAAAACACACAAAAGATGGCATTCGTACAAGAGAATGCTTTAATCTGCACACATTTAAAACGCAAGAAATCTTGTTGACCGAGCCAAAAAACAAACGTCAATGGAAAAAAAGCCGTGATACCAAAATTTAACTACTTCAGAAGCAAAAAGCACCTAATGAACGTAGCCAGCTTGCCATGCCAAAACTGCTACATAGAAGGCCAGACCCAAGCAGCCCACTCAAACCAAGCCCAACACGGCAAAGGACGGGGAATCAAGGCCAGCGACGAGTTTACCGCTGCACTCTGTCAAACCTGCCACACAGAGCTAGATTCAGGAGCCAGGTTAAACAAAGAACAGCGCCGATACCTGTGGGATATGGCGCACAAAAGAACAATCAACCGCCTGATTGAACAGGGGTTATGGCCTTCAGAACTTACGCATGTTGGGCAAAGGGGCTGACTTTTGGCTTGCTTCATGGCTGCGGTGCATAGGATGTGCATGGGCCATGTCGGTCTTTTCGTGTTCTTTGAGTTCTTTCTCAAGCTCTGCAACTTTGCGAGCTTCTTTCTTGAACTCGCGTTCCATCACAAAGTGACCGCTAGGAGTGGGTTTAGCTGGTTTGTGTTGTTTGACGGTAAAATTTGTAGGCATTGGAAAAACTCCTATAATGTGTTTGACAATTATGCCACTTGGGGCGTAAAGTCACCAATTGATAACCTTGCAAGGAAACATCATGGGTAAAATGGACAAAGAAATGTTTAAGTCTGGCGCATCGGGCGAGAAAGTGCCTAAAGGCGCGTTGTCTTCTGATACCAGCGGCGAGCGCATGGAAAAGCTCAAAGGCGGCGTTGCTATGGGCAAAGAAGACAAAACTGGTGCAAACAAGCTGTTTGACACTGGTCGCACCGCTGGCATTTGCTACGAACACGACCGTTCGCATTACCGTTAAATAGCGAAGCCCAAACAGTCGGACAGGACTGAATGGGCCTCTAGCCAACACAAATAAGGAGATTTGTATGGTTGTTGAGAATTGTAGGGGTTGTAAGCACTTCATGGACGTCATGCAGAACGTCGGAACGTGCCGTAGATTCCCGATCTATCAGAACCGCAGCCCAAACGAGGTATGCGGTGAGTTCTTTGGTAAAGCAGTTGCCGAAGTTGCTCCCACTTCGGTGGGGGGCTTTTTGCCAACTTTGGCTCAAGTTGAAGCTGATTTTGACAAAGTTTATGCAGAATATAAATCTGACGAAGCTAAAACTGCAAAGCGGCGTGGTCGCCCTCCAAAGGAGAAGGCATGATTACCCCATTAAGAGACAAAATCATCGTAAAGCCAATCCCAAGGATTAAATCTGAGCTTTACATCCAGACCGCAGAAGTTGACTCGGTTGGATACGTAGTTGCTGCTGGCCCTGATGCGTTGGACGTGGGCGTAAACGTAGGCGACAAGGTGTATTTCGGAACATTGGCAAAAGACTACAAAGACGAATATTTGAAGTTTGAGCCTTTGATCTTGAATGAAGAGCGCCATCTCAAGATGAGCTGGATGGACATTTGTTTTGTAGAGGAAATAGAATGACTGAAGACCAAATCAAAAAGCGCATGGAAGAACTGATGACCCAAGGTCGGCAGCTGGAAACCCAAATCCACATGATCAACGGTGCGCTTGAGCAATGCAAATGGCAATTAGCCGAAATGGAGAAGCAAAATGCCCCTGAAGAAGTCAGCCAGTCCTAAAGCATTTCAAGCTAACCTGAAAACTGAGCTAAAGGCAAACAAGCCCAAGGCTCAGGCTCTGGCGATTGCGTATTCAGAAAAGCGTGAAGCTGAGAAAAAGGCCAAGAAAAAGTGAAAATCACTCAAAAACTGGTCACAGAGCTAATTCCTTATGTAAAAAACAGCCGCACCCACTCTGACGAACAAGTGGCACAGATCGCGGCAAGCATTAAGGAGTTTGGCTGGACTAACCCGATCTTGATTGATGGGGAAAACGGCATCATTGCAGGCCACGGTCGGCTAATGGCTGCGCGCAAACTTGGGTACAAGGAAGTTCCAACGATTGAGTTGAAAGACCTGACCGAAACCCAAAAGAAGGCTTACATCATTGCCGACAACCGCCTTGCGTTAAACGCAGGGTGGGACAACGAGATGCTGACCATTGAGTTGAACGACCTATTGGCAGACGGCTTTGCGCTAGAAATCTTGGGCTTTGACGCCAAGGAGCTGAACGCCCTGCTAGAGCCTGAAGTTTTGGAAGGGCTGACAGACGAAGATGCCGTTCCTAACATCCCTGATGAGCCTAAGACCAAGATGGGCGACATTTACCAACTTGGCAACCACCGCCTGATGTGTGGGGATTGCAAAGATTATGGGTCAATTGAAGAATTATTAAATGGCAAACAGATAAACATTGCCATAACAAGCCCACCCTATGCTTCACAAAGAACATATGATGAAAGTTCTGGATTCAAACCAATAGGAGTTGATGATTTTGTTGAATGGTATGCAGATGTTGCGTCAAACATCATGGCAAATTTAGCAAATGATGGCAGTTATTTTTGCAATATCAAACCTAATGCCGAAGGATTGAAAAGAGAATTGTATGTTTTTGATTTAGTTTTAGCCCATGTCAGGGAATGGGGATGGAATTTTGCTGATGAGTTTTGTTGGGAAAGAGCTGGAATACCACAGCAGGTAGCACGTAGATTTAAAAATCAATTTGAGCCTATTTATCATTTTACTAAGGGTGAATGGAAATTCAGACCTGATGAGGTAAAGCACAAAGCCAAATCTGTGCCAAAAGCTAAAGGAAAAGGTGCTGGCAATACAAATGCCGCTCAAAGGCAAGGAAAAATGTCAGCTGTGGCAGGTAATGAAATAGTTGAAGGCATGGCATATCCTGGCAATAGATTGCCCACATTTCAATCTGAAGCATTAGGCCATCCAGCTGCTTATCCTGTTGGATTGCCAGAATTCTTCATAAAAGCTTATACCGACACAAACGACATTGTTTTTGATCCTTTTATGGGTAGTGGTTCAACTTTAATTGCTGCAGAAAAAAATAACAGAAAAGCTTATGGGACTGAATTAAGCCCAAAGTATTGCGATGTGATCGTAAAGCGGTGGGAAGACTTCACAGGCAAGAAAGCCGAATTGTTGACAGAAATAATCGAAACTGCTTAAATTCCCGTTAATAAAATGAATAGAGAACACGAGCCTACTGATGAAACCCGCAGAATGGTTGAAAGCACCAGCGGATTAGGCCTGCCTCACGAACAAATAGCCATTCTTGTCGGCATTGATGAGAAGACGCTTCGCAAGTATTACCGCACCGAGCTGGACACTGGTAAGGCTAAAGCAAACGGTCAGATTGCTAAAACGCTGTTCTCAAAAGCTGTTGCAGGCGACACGACTAGTTTGATTTGGTGGACAAAGAGCCAGATGCGTTGGTCTGAGACTGTTAAGCAAGAAGTAACGGGTGCAGACGGTATGCCGTTACAAGGAATTCAGGTGACGTTTGTTAAACCTGAGAACTAAAACGCATGAGGATTGTGGTACGTCGATAACAGTACCTACTTGCAAGGCAGTCCTCAGCCGTGTTGGTTCGCTAGGGCAATCTCTATTTGAGATGCAATCGCCGACTGTCTGGGTTGTCAGACCGACCAACAGCTAACACGCATGAGGATTGTCAGGGGCTTAAAACCTCTGCGGTGGTCGCAACCTGCCACTGTAAATTCGGTAGTCTTCAGCCGTGTTGGTGAAGTGCGAGAGATGCTTCAGGTTGCATAAACCTAAGTAGCCCGTTCAACTCGGGCCACCAACAACTAACACGCATGGGGATTTAGACGCTCAAATGGGGGACGCCCTACAAGATGCGAGACAAGTTGAGTTAGTCACTTCAACAATCCTCAGCCGTGTTAAGTGTTAAGCCAGCATACGAGGATGTTATGTGTACATTTTTCTGGCTTTCCTATACACGTTCAGATTGATGTGTTAAAAAAACGCTGATTTATGAACATGAAGACCAAATCGTGCTCAACAAATTAAAAGGAATCAATGTCAGAAATAGCCAACGCTCAGTTCCCACTCAAGCTCAAATGCTTGTTTGAGAAAAGCCGCTACAAAGTCTTGTACGGTGGACGCGGCGGTGCGAAATCTTGGGGCGTTGCCAGGGCATTATTGATAAAAGCCGCTAAGGAGCCATTACGCATCCTGTGCGCCCGTGAGTTCCAGACATCAATCCGTGATTCAGTCCATAAGCTGTTGTGCGACCAGATTGAATCACTTGGGCTACTGTCGTTTTACGAGATAACCCAGAACTCCATCCGTGGCAAGAACGGCTCGGAATTCAGCTTTGTTGGCCTCAAGAACAACGTAGCCAACGTAAAAAGTTTTGAGGGCATCGACATTTGTTGGGTTGAAGAAGCCCAGACAACCAGCCGCATGTCGTGGAACGTGCTGATTCCTACCATTCGTAAGCAAGGCTCAGAAATTTGGGTGACATTCAACCCAGAGCTGGAGACTGACGAAACCTATCAGCGTTTTGTGGCAAACCCACCGGATGACTGCAAGGTAGTTAAGATCAATTGGTCAGACAACCCTTGGTTTCCTGAAACACTACGGCTAGAAAAAGACGCACTCAAATCGCGTGACCCACAAGCCTATAACGTGGTCTGGGAAGGTTTGTGTCGACAGACGGTTGATGGGGCTATCTTTGCCAAAGAGATGCAACTGGCAGAGCTTGACGGACGGATTACAAAGGTCAATTACGACCCTATGAAGCCTGTACACGCTGTTTTTGACCTTGGTTGGGCAGACAGTACAGCCATTTGGTTCGTGCAGTTTGTCGGCATGGAAACACGCCTAATTCGGTACGTAGAAGACAACCAGCAGACGATTAGCCATTACCTGGCTCTGATGCAGACCTATGGTTATATCTACGATACGCTCTGGTTACCGCATGACGCCCAGAACAAAACGCTGGCCTCTAACGGCAAAAGCATTGAGGAAATTGTCAGAGCTGCGGGCTACAAAACAAGGGTAATCGAGCGCACACCGATTTTGGACTCAATCAACGCAGCCAGGACAACGTTCAGAAACTATTGGTTTGATAGAGAAAATTGCTACGATGGTCTACAATGCCTTAGACATTACCGCTATGAGGTAGACCCTGAAACAGGCCAATTTGGTAGGATGCCGCTGCACGACCAATATTCACATGGGGCTGATGCTTTCAGATATATCGGATTGATGGTTAATGAACCCAAGGCAAGACGCAAACAGCAGCCGCAAGGTTACGCTCAAGCATACGGATGGATGGGCTGAAAATGGCTAAAGACAACGATTACGACCCACGCATTGACGAAGCAAGGCAGTTTCTGAAGTTCTGCAATGACGCGGACACAATGAATCGGCAGGAGGCTCTAGAAGACCTCAAATTCGTTGGTGGTGATCAATGGCCTGTTGAGCTACAAAACAGCCGTAATCTTGAATCTCGCCCTGTCATTACCATTAATAAGCTCGATGGTTACTGTCGCCAGGTCTCAAACCAGCAGCGCCAGCAGCGTCCTCGCATCAAAGTACATGCAACCAACACGCATGAGCAGATGGTGGAAGCCGAGATCATTCAAGGCTTAGTGCGCCATGTTGAAGTGAACTCAAACGCAGACCACGCCTACGACAACGGCTTTGATTACGCTGTTCGCATGGGTTGGGGCTTTATGCGTGTTCGGACTGATTACGTCAGCCCTGACAGCTTTGACCAAGAAATCTACATTGACCCTGTTGACAACCCATTCACGGTCTATTTCGACCCTAACTCGGTTGCTCCAGACGGCTCAGATGCCGAGCGTTGTTTGATTACAACGATGGTTCCCAAGACTGAGTTCCGCAAGATGTACCCAGAAGCCGATGATGGCGGGACGTCTTTCACCCAACGCGGTACAGGCGACAGCCAATCAGAGTGGATTACGAAAGAAGATATTCGCCTTGCTGAGTATTACTACACAGTTCGCGAAAAAGCCACGTTGTATTTGTTGAGCGATGGCACTTCCACCTTTGCTGATGACAAGGATTTCTTTAATCGCCTTGACGTTGCGGGAATCTCAATCATTGACAAGCGTGAAAGCCACAAGAAAACCATCAAATACTGCAAGCTAACTGGCGTTGAGGTCATTGAGGAAGGCGTTTGGCCTTCCAAATACCTGCCAATCGTGCCTATTTATGGTCGCCACATTGTCATTTCTGACAAGCGCCACAAGTTCGGCATGGTGCGCTACGCAAAAGACCCGCAGCGCATGTATAACTTCTGGCAGACCTCGATCACAGAATCGGTTGCTCTGGCTCCAAAGGCCAAATGGTTGATGGCAGAAGGCCAAGACGAAGGCCACGAAAACGATTGGGCACAAGCCAACATCAAGTCTTTCCCTCTGCTTCGTTACAAGCAAACAGACATTGATGGTCGCCCTGCACCAGCTCCAACTCGTCTCCAACCTGAGCCACCTCCTGCTGGCGTGATGGCTGCTGCCGCTGGCGTAAACGAAGACATCAAGGTGATGATGGGGATTTTTGACCCTGCTCAATTGAGACAAGGCAATATCTCTGGCAAAGCCTTAAACGGTCAACAACAACAGGTTGATCTGACCAATTTCGACTATTACGACAACCTGACACGCTCAATCGCTCAGGTGGGAAAAATCATTCTTGATCTCATCCCGAAGATTTACGACACACAACGAGTGCTGCGAATCATTGGTGAAGACGGAAAACCTGAGCTGGTCACAATGAACGAGCGCGATGCACTTGGGAATATTCTGAAAAACAACACCGCAGTCGGTCAATATGATGTGGTGATGGAAACAGGCCCAGGCTACAACTCTAAGCGCCAAGAAGCCGTGGATTCTATGATGCAACTGTTGGGCGCTGACCCTGCATTGATGCAGACTGCTGGTGACCTGATTTTCAGGAATATGGACTTCCCTGGTGCTGACATCATTGCCGACCGTTTGGCTACGCTCAACCCGCTGGCCCAAATTGACGAACACAGCGACATTCCACCGCAAGTTCAGATGCAATTGGCCCAAGCTCAAAAGCAGGTCAAGGACATGCAGCAGCAGATGCAGGCTATGCAGATGGCTATGAAGCAGCGTTCTGACATTGAGCAGGTCAAGCAAGACTCAGAAACCAAGCGCACATTGATCAAAGAGACCAACCGCGCCCATGAGATTGAACTGCGAGACCAAGAGCGCCATGCAGACATGAAGTTGCGGACTGATACACAGGCGCATGACACGGTTGTCAAGACACAAACACAGCTTGAGATTGAGCGTATGAAGGCAGAAGTTGCAATCATGCTGGCAGAGCTGGACAGACGTTCTTTGCGTAATGCAAGTGCAGAAACAACGGAACGAGCAATATAAATTCGTGGTAAATTAACCACAAACCTTACCTGCCAGGTAGACAGGGTAAATTCGTAGGGACACGTAATGTCTGAAAAAGAAGCGGGTCAAGTTTTGACCAGCGAAAATGCAGCGGAATTTTATGCAAACAGATTAGGTTTAGCTGAATCTCCAGTTGAAACCGTGGCCGAGAAATCGGAGCCGGAACAACCAGATCAGAGTGAACCTGAAGCAGAAGCCGAAGCAAAACAAGAGGGTGAGCGCAAGCAAAATCCTAAACTCGAAAGACGGTTCTCTGAGATTACCAAGCAGCGGGAAGAAGCGCGTAAAGAAGCGCAACAAGAACGTGAAGCAAGGCAAGCTCTAGAACAGCGTTTGGCGGCTTTAGAAAATCAGAAGACCCAACGGGTTAATCCGATTGACGAAAAGCCACAACCCAGTCAGTTTAGTGATGCGTTTGAATATGCTGAGGCTCTAGCTGAGTACACGGCTGACAAGCGGATTGCTGAAATGAAGCAACAAGAAGCTCAAGCTAAAGAAGCCGAAGCTCGCCAGAAGGTTATCCAATCTTGGGCGACTAAGGTAGAAACAGCAAAAGCATCGTTGCCTGATTTTGACCAAATCGTTGCGTCCAGCGATGTTGTCGTAAATGACGATATTCGGGACGCTATTCTGGAGAGTGATGTAGGCCCACAAATCCTGTATCACCTAGCTGAAAACGAGGAAGTCGGTAAAAGAATCGCAGGTTTGTCGCCAAAAGCAGCGTTACGCGAGATTGGGAAGTTGGAGGCTCGGTTTGAGGCAAAACCTGAAGCAGAGAAAACAGCCCCTGTTGTAAGAAGTAAAGCACCAGCACCAATTCAACCGATTCGTGGGGGAAAGAATGCACCTGATGTACCAATGGACTCCAATGGCGTCTTTTTTGGTTCAGCAGCGCAATGGAAAGAACTGCGTAAGGCGGGGAAAATTCGGTAAACCTAATCTTTTTTCATTCAAACTTTAAAAGAAAGTAAGTCATGAGTAATAATTTATTGACGATTTCAAAAATTACTAATGAGGCTCTGATGGTTCTCGAAAACGAGTTGACCTTCACCTCAGAAGTAGATCGCAACTATGACGACCAGTTCGCTGTGGTATAACTCCTGCCTCAGTTTTCTCTGTAGTATTTGAGGAGCCAAGATTGGCGCTACAGTGAACGTCCGTAAAAGATAGGTGTGCGGACGAAAAACCTTCTCTGATTGACTTGGAAGCCTAGCAGTAGGCGACAGGGCGCAAGCGAAAGCAGCGTGAACGACTAAGTGAGAAGGCATCGAAAGATGATGCGATAGTCTGAACAGCGATATAACAAAAGAAGTCGCTGAGGGTAGATCGAAGAATCAACCCCGCCAACGCAAGTTGGTCAGTAGCCGAAAGGTGAAAGTAACAGAATGAAACCTGGTCGCTTCATCGGTACTACTGGCCCCGCTTTGAACGTTGAAGACTTCAACGAAACTAGCGTGCCTGTTACCCTGAGCACTCAGTTCCACGTTGACACTCAGTTCACCACTCAAGACCTGGCCTTGTCCTTGGACATGTTCAGCGACCGTGTGTTGAAGCCTGCTGTGGCAGCTATCGCTAACAAGATTGACCGTGATGGCATGGCAATGGCAACCTTGCAAACCGCCAACATCGTCGGTACTGCTGGTACGCCTCCTACTGGTCTGATCACGTATCTGACCGCGGGTGCTTACTTGGACAGCGAAGGCGCTCCACGCGATGGTCGTCGTTCATGTATCGTTGAACCCTTCACCTCTGCCACTATTGTGGACAGTTTGAAAGGTCTCTTCGTTCCTCAAGAAGCTATCGGCGAGCAATACCGTAAAGGTTTGATGGGCCGTGACTCTGGTGGCATGAACTGGAAACTTGACCAAAACGTTGTTGCTCAAACCTTTGGTAACTTCAGCACGACTACCGTCACTGGTAACGTGAACACCACCACTGGTACTGGTTTCCTGACCTCTGGTTGGGCATCGTCGTCTACGATCACTTTGAACGCTGCCAACACTGGCACGATCAACCTGAACGCAGGTGACACTTTCCAGATCGCTGGCGTGTTCGCTGTTAACCCTCAGAACCGTCAAGCCTACGGTAGCAACAAGCTCCGCAACTTTGTTGTGAAGTCTGCTGTGTCTGTGGCCTCTGGCTCGTCTGTGTCGGTTGTGGTTAGCCCTGCAATCATCACTGCTGGTCAATTCCAGAACGTGTCTATTCCAAGCACTTCTAGCTCTGCTGCTGTGACGTTCTTCAACTCAACTGGTGTTGTGTCTCCACAGAACATCATCATGCACCGCAACGCATTCTGCTTGGCTGTGGCTGACCTTGAGTTGCCTGAAGGTGTGCATTTTGCAGGTCGTGCAAGCGACAAGGAAATCGGTTTGTCCATGCGTGTTGTGCGTCAGTACACCATCAACAACGACTCGATTCCTACCCGTTTGGACGTGTTGTACGGTTGGGCGCCACTCTACCCAGAGTTGGCCTGCCGCGTCGCAGCCTAAAGTTAATGGGGGCTAATCAACCCCATCTTCAAAATTATTTAAGGAAATATCATGGCAAATCCAGGCCCAGCAACCACCATCACTCAAGAATCATTTGCTCCCATGACCAACGTGGTCAAGGGCGGCGTGTTTTCTTTGAGCTTGACCCCCGCAGCCGTTGCAACCATCACCACCGCAGCCCAAAACTTTGCCAGCACTGGCATTGGCTTGGTTGTTGGTGACATGGTTTCTGTGGCATTTAACGGCGCTCAGACCGCAGGCGTTGGCGTTCTTGACGCTTACGTGTCTGCTGCTGACCAACTGACCATTCGCTTTGTAAACCCAACCGCAGCGAGCGTGACTCCTGCTGCTGGTACTTACTTGGTGTCTGTGCAGCGTCCTAGCACCACAACTGGCTACGGTCAGACCTCACCATTGCTTTCTTGGTAATTTGAGGCAAGTAAGGGAAAGCCACTCTCAAAAGGGGTGGCTTTTTTCGCTTTTGCGCTACAATAATTTCATTCTTTAAAAGGAATTCTCATGTCTTCAACGACCGTGACTCGCGGCAATATCCGCGAAAGTTTTATGATTGGCCCAGTTCTTGCGCCAGCAGCAGTCGCCTCCTACACCTCAGCCGTTCAAACCTTTAGCATCCCTGGTCTTTTGGCAAGTGACTTGGTTGAAACGATTGGCGCTGTTGGCGTTCAAACCGCAGGCATCTTGCCTGGTGAATCAGACTGTTACACCAACGGCGTTTTGTCCATTCAATTTTTGAACGTGACTAACGCAAGTGCAACTCCAGCACAAGGTGTCTACGCTATTCGCGTGACCCGTGTTGAAGGCCCGTTGCCACTGAACGCTGCATAATCATGGCTGGTTCAACCGTCCAAAGAAACGCTGGCAAGACTTATGCCTTGTCGGTGACCAGCAGCTCTCACGCTGCTGTTTTGATTGACGACAACACCAACGACCAGATCAACTATTCCTCTTTCCTCAATACCGGAACATCCGCTGTTGCTGTGAAATGGGGGCCAGCTGATCCTGGTGCTGCTGTGTTGCCCGTTGATGGCACTCCTGCGGATTTTGTATTGCCTGCTGGCATGACAAGCCCGTTGATTCTTGCCACACCCACCACCCCTTACTACATTACTGCAATTAGCGCATCTGCTACTGGCATTTTGTATGTGACTCCCGTTGCCGACCAATCCTAAAGGGGTGCTATGGCTGACCCTGCCAAGACCGTAGATCAAAACATCCTGCCAGTTCAGGCGCTGTTTAATCTTGATAATTCGTTTAACACGTTTATCGGGCAGGGTCTGCCATTTTTCGCTACTGTGAACCCGTCCCAATCAGGCCTGGCAATCACAAACAGCACAATAGACAGCACCACAATAGGTGCTCTAACGCCTTCAACTGGTGTTTTTACGTCAATTTCTGCTGTTACAGGCCAGATTTCGACATCTCCTAGCACAAACACAGACATTGCCAACAAGCTCTATGTTGACACTGTTGCACAAGGTTTAGGCCCAAAAGCGGCCTGTGATGTGGCTACCACGGCAAACATTACGCTGTCTGGCCTACAAACAATTGATACGTACACAACCTTAGTTGGCGACCGAGTTCTGGTTAAAAACCAAACATCATCGGCACAAAATGGAATTTACATTGCGGCAGCTAATGCTTGGACTCGATCAACCGATATGGATGTTTGGTCAGAAGTACCAAGCGCATACACCGTCATTTTGAACGGCTCTGCCAACATTGACACGGCATGGGTCTGTACAGCATCTAAAACAGGCACGATTGGCGTTACAGCAATGCCTTGGGTGCTTTTCTCAACTACTGCAACCTATACCGCTGGAACAGGGTTAACCCTTGCATCTAACCAGTTCAGCATTGCTAACACGGGCGTAACGGCACAAACCTACGGGAGTGCAAGCGCAGTTCCTGTTATTTCTGTTAACGCTCAAGGCCAGATCACAAGCGCCACAAACACAAGCATTGCTTTGGCTGGTTCGCAGATCACATCTGGGACTATCTCATCGAGCGTTATTTCTGGTTCTTACACGGGTATTACTGGCGTTGGAACGCTGACCGCAGGAACTTGGAACGCAACGCCAATTGCAAATTCTTACTTAGTCAATTCAAGTATCACTGTTAACGGAAACTCTGTCAGCTTGGGTGGCTCAACAACGGTAACCGCAAACACGCCCAATGCTTTGACGTTTAACAATGGCGGTTCTGGCGGTGCTTCAGGAACAACCTTTAATGGTAGTGCTGCTCAAACGATCTCGTATAACTCCATTGGTGCGCCATCAACCACGGGGACTAATGCGTCTGGCACGTGGGGAATTAACGTCACTGGCAACGCAGCAACCGTCACAAACGGCCTGTATTCCACAAGTTCTTACTCGAACCCTAGTTGGCTGACTTCTATTCTTGGAAGCATTGTCAGCGGGGCGGTAGCGTCAGCCACAAGCGCAACCACTGCCACAACTTCAACCAATATTGCGGGCGGTGCTGCTGGTTCTTTGCCTTATCAAACAGGCGCAGGGGCTACAAGTTTTTTAAGCATTGGCACGACAAATTATGTTTTAACTGCTGGCGCTAGTACCCCTCAATATGTCGCTCAATCTACTTTGTCGGTTGGTTCTGCGGTTACTGCGACCACATCAACAAATTTAGCAAACGGCGCTGCTAGTCAAATTCCATACCAAACGGGTGCAGGAGCGACTAGCTTTATTGCAAACGGCACAACAGGCCAGGTTTTAACGTCTAACGGCGCAAGCGCACCGACATGGACAAACCCTAGTGCGTCAATCACGATTACTGACGATACAAGCACAATAAGTACACGTTATCCGCTGTTTGCAAGCGCCACAAGCGGCACAACGTCAACTGAGTACACCAGCTCTACCAAACTGCAATTTGTGCCTTCTACGGGCGTTTTGTCGGCGACGGGGTTTTCTGGTTCAGGTGCTGCGTTGACGAGCCTGACCGCTGCTAACTTATCGGGAACGATTCCATCTGCTGTTCTTGGAAACTCAACGGTTTACATTGGAACAACTGCGGTTGCGCTAAATCGTGCGTCTGCATCAATCAGCCTGACGGGAACAAACATTGACGGCTCTGCTGGCTCTGCGACTACGGCAACCACGGCGACTAACGCAACAAATACGGCGATCACGGATGACACAAGCTCAAGCGCCACGTTCTATCCGACATTTGTAAGCAATACGTCAGGCAACCTGCCGCAGCTCACATCATCCACAAAACTTCAGTATCAGCCGAGCACTGGAACGACAATTTCAACGATTGTTCAAGCTGGTACACAAGCCAACTACATCCAAGCAACGGGCGGCACAACAGGTAAGGCTGTCCAGTTTCAATCGCTTGGAAGTGATGCCGCTGTTTCCCTTGCCATTCAATCTAAAGGAACAGGAGCCATTGACCTAGCAGCAGGTTCGTCAGGGGTGAACATCTCTAACGGTGGTACTGTTACTGCGGTTACTAGGACTGCTGCTGGTTCTGCTTACACAAGTTTTCCATCTTTAGCCATTTCAGCGCCTACAACCTCTGGTGGTGTTCAAGCAACTGCCACTCCTTCTGTAATGATTGCTAACGCAGCAACTATTGCATCTGGCGGTACGGGATATGCTCTCAGCGATGTCGTAACACTGTCTGGTGGAACGCCTGTTGTTGCCGCAACTTTTACTGTTACGGCCGTAACTGGCGGTGTTGTAACTGCGGTTAGTTCTACCAACTTTGGCACTTATTCTGTTCTTCCCTCAAACCCCGTAAGTACAACTGGCGGCACAGGAACAGGATTAACTTTAAACGTCACTTGGGCGGTAGGAACCACCTTCACCATTACAGCCGCAGGCTCAGGCTACGTAGAACAACCCACAGTAACTTTCTCAGGCGGTGGTGGTAGTGGTGCTGCTGCTTATGCTACTGTGGGGTCAAATACAACCATTAAGTCAATTGGAAACACAATTCAATTTGCTACACCCGCTGGTGTTCAAATGCAAATTTTAGATTCGGTTAGTTCGACACCAACATCTATTGTTAACATTAATGGCTCTACTTTTGGTATTGCTTATGTAAGTGCTGCTGGTTCTGCTGGTTCAAGCACATTGTTGCTTTCATCAAAAGGAACTTCTGCTGTTGATGTTTATACAAACTCAACTGGCTCAAGGGCGGCTTCTTTTTCCCACACAGCATCTGCTGTTAACTACGTACAAGTGACAGGTGCGGCTACTGGTGGTGCGCCAACGATTTCAGCACAGGGCTCAGATGGCAACCCGAACTTGACCATCAACGCCAAGGGAACGGGCGCGGTCAACATAGGAAACAACTTTGTAAACTATGTCCGTGTATTGGGTGGGGCTACGGGTCTTGCTTCTTCGGTATCAGCACAAGGCACAGACGGCAACATTGACCTAGCCCTGACACCCAAAGGAACGGGTGCTCTTGTTGCCCAAGCATCTGATGCTGGTACGACTATCAACGCTAGGGGTGCTAACGCTGTTGATTGGCAGACTCTTAGAACTTTATCGACTCAAGTTGCCGCGGGTCTTGCTAGTGTTATTTCTGGTGGATCAGGGGGATTTGTAAGTAATAGTTACGGAGCTGTTTTAGGAGGCCTTGCAAACGGCGTTGCTGGTTTTGGTGGGGGTATTGTTTCTGGATATAACAACAGAGCAAGTGCAAATTATTCAATTGAAGTTGGTGGTTATTCAAATACTGCAAGTGGAGAAGCATCTTTTGTTGGAAACGGAAATGCAAATAACGCAGCAGGATATTTTAACTTTATTGGTAATGGCTACTCCAACTCTGGAACTGCAAGTGCCGCAGTAACCACTCAATCTGCAACCATGAACGGCACAACAGCCGTAACACTTGCTGCAACAAACGCAAACATCAAAGTTGGTCAGTTAATTACTGGAACAAGCATTGCAACTTATCCGCATACTTACGTTGCCGCAATCAGCGGTACATCCTTAACCCTATCCCAAGCTGCATCAGGCTCATCAACATCAACTCTATCCTTTTACACCCCACATGGTGTTGTTGTAGGAGGGGGTAACAACCAAGCAACGGGTGCGTACAGCTTCATTGGTGGTGGCGGGGACGCTGGCACTGCGGCTAACAGAAATACTGCTTCTGGGGATTGGAGCTTTGTTGGTGGTGGCAATAAGAATATTGCTAGTGGTTCTGGCGCAATAGTTGTAGGGGGGAGCAATAATCAAACTTCAGGTAACAACTATGCTTTTATTGGCGGCGGGGTAAACAATCTTGCAGGAGGATATAGCAGCACTATTTTAGGTGGCGTTCAAAACACTGCAAATAATAATTTTGCATCTTGTGTTGGTGGTCAACAAAATAGTGCAACAGGATCGTCGTCTATTGTTATGGGTGGGGAAAGAGGAACTGCTCGATTAATTAATGGTAATACTGTATTTCCAGCTTCAACTCAACCAATAGCTGCATCAAACGGAATAAGCCAAGCAGCATTACTTGTTCTTGGTCGTCAAACCACAGATGCAACGCCAACAGTGCTTTGTTCTGATGCAAGCGCAGCCTCCACAACCAACCAAGTAATCCTACCCAACAACTCAGCCTATTATTTCCGTGGTGAAATCGTAGCAGGGGTAACGGGTGGCGGCAACACCAAAGGTTGGACTATTGAAGGCGTGATTAAACGTGGCTCAGGCGTTGGTACTGCGGCTATTGTTGGTACGCCTGTATTAAATGTTATAGCGCAAGATTCTGGTGCAAGCACATGGACAATTTCAATTACAGCAGACACAACAAACGGCGGTTTATCAATTACAGTTACGGGACAAGCATCAACGACAATTCGTTGGGTTGCAAAAATCCAAACAACAGAAATGACCTATTAAGGAAAAATTATGGCACTCAAAATCACAGCAATTAACAACACAAACGGGCAAACAGAAACCCAAGCATATGCCCGTATAACCAATTTCTTTGGCACAAAAGACCAATTACAGGTTCAAGTGGAAGTTCATGCAACAGAAGAAGCCCGTAAATCTGGCTGGCCTTCGGTTGCCCAACACGCCCATTACATTAACATGGAAGATTTAAAAGGCGATTTAATTCCAGCAATTTATAATTCGCTCAAAATGCTTAGTCAGTACGCGGGAGCAACTGACGTATGACAATACAAACTAATCATGCCAGCGACACACTAACACCGTCTTCAGGTACTGTAACTGTTTCTGGAACTTTATCTGGAACTTCTGTAATTGCTAATACTGTTGCTGTTTCTGATACAAGCACTAATGCTAATTTTTACCCCACTTTGGTTAGTTCCACAGGTAGCAATCAGGCTTTAAATACAACTTCGACTGCATTAAAATTTAATCCATCAACAGGCGCATTAACTGCATCACAGTTAATTATTGCACCATAAGGAAAAATCATGGGAAACTTAGTATTTCAAGCAACGCTCGGGGGCCAGGTTAACTTAGTTGGCCCAAACACGGCATCCACTTTTAACTTGAACGTGCCTGCTGTTGCGGGTACTTTGG